CGATGTAGCGCTCGGCGCCAGCCACGAAGCACCCGCCGCGCTCGACGGCGGCGAGCAGGGCTTTGCGCCAGGTCACGCTGACCGGCACGGTCACGAACAACCCGTCCGGGCCGGCATGCTGCGTGTCCCGGTCGATCATGACCGCGATGCCCGAGGCCACGAGGGTTTCCGTGGCGTCGAGGTAGTCGGCGGCGCCGTCGTTCAGGCTGGCCAGGAGGGCGGCGTCCATATCGTCGACGAGTGCATCGAACATGCTCATTCGCCTCCCTTTCCGGCCAGCCGCTCAGCACTGGCCATGCTTACGCCACCTTGGCGAAGATGAAGGCATCCGGCTCCAGCAGGCCGGCCAGGGGGGCGCTCTGCAGCTTCAGCCAGCGTGCCGAGGGTTCCGGGGTGACCCAGGATTTCGGGAAACGCGCGGCTTCGACCATGCCGCTCTCGATGGCTTCCAGGTCTTGGATGGCGCCGTAGAGCATGGCGTTGCGGGTGTTGGACGCGCCGAGGATCAGGCCGCCGGCGGCAATCATCGGCTGCTCGTCGCCGTTCTCGTCCAGGTACCACTCGTCGTAGGCATACAGATCAATGCCCGGGTCGTTGAGGTAGCCGAGGTAGGTGACGCCGTCGGGTAGCTCCTGCGGGACGATCAGGCCCAGGTCGACGCGACGGGTGTTGAGCTGCTTCATCACCATGTCGTTGCTCTGGAAGGCATCGGTCGCCTCGCCGCTCATCACGGCCACATTGGCGCTGCGGCCGCTGTCTTTGGCGATCTTGCGCTTCCAGGCGCGCAGGTTGGCGATCGGGTCGGAGCTGGTCCCGGTCCAGACCTCGGTGGTCAGGGTGATCTTGTGGTCGGCGGCCATCAGGAAGTCGATGGTGTCATCCACGCCCTCGCCCACCACGTGGATCTGGCCGGCATTCAATGCCTGGGCGCACATCCACTCCTCGCGGCGGGTGATCTGGTCGTCCAGCTCGAGCAGATCGCGCCCGAGCTGGGCCCCGGCACGCGCCAGCGGCGTGGTCATGGCGTAGGGGTTGTCGCCGGCCGCACGCTTGAGGATCAGCTCGGCCGTGGTTTCCAGCTTCGGCTGGATGTACGGCGGCGCGTAGGTGCTGCTCTTGTAGCCATCGCGCAGGACGGTGCTGCCGGGCAAGCGGGGATGTACGAAGGGCGCCATCTTGCGCTGGCCCTTGGTGATGTCGATGTCGACCGTCTTGCTGGCGAAGGTGCGGGGCACGCCGGCGTTGAAGAAGGTCTGCTGCAGGAAGCGGCGGGCCGGCTTCATCTGCTCGACCGCCTCGAGCATGGTGCGGGTATCGAAAATATCGGGCATGGTCGGCTCCTATCAGCGGACGAACAGGGAAAGAGGACGCAGCGCGGCTTTCACGCCGGCGAGGGTATGGCCGGCGCCCAGGGTCAGCCGGCTACCGAGCACCTGGCCGGTCAGGCGGGCGATTCCGCTGGCGGCGCCGCCGGTGGTATCGATATCGGCATCGAGGACGGCGACCGGTTTTTCCGAGCCATCGGTAGCCGCGGACAGGGACAGGATGTACTCGCCGCTGGCGGTCACCTGACCGAGCACGGCGCCGCGCGCGAGCACCTGATTGGCGCCGATGGTCACGGCCTCCAGGACGATGGGGAAATCGCCGGCACTGAGGTTGTCGGGGACATAGGTGTTGACGATGGGGTTGGGCATGGCTGACTCCTATCAGCGGCGGTTCGCGCCGGCGACGATGGCGCTGACGGCGGTTTTGCGTTGGGTGGCTTCGGCGTCGTTTTCCGGCGGCGTGGCCCCGGTCGTGCCGGTCGTGTCGGCCTTGATGCCGGCCAGGCTGATGCCTCGATCCTGAGCGGCCTTGAACAGGGTCAGGGCGGTGGCTTCGACGCTGCTACCGTTCTCGATGGCGGCGGCCACTTCCTTCTCGAAGCCCTTGGCGGCCAGGGCGTGGATACCCTGGATGCGCTCGCGCTCGGCCTTGGCGGCAGTGGCGCCGGCTTCGGCCCTGATGGCCTCGACATCGACCGGCTCGGCGGCGGCGATCTGGAGGGTCTGCGGGTCGGTGCCGGCGGCGATGGCCGCATGCAGCTCGGCCGTGGTACGGACGGTGGTCATGCTGAGTTTCCTCGGGTGGGCGGCCGGGCTGGCCAGTTCGGTGATCAGGGATTCGAGGGAGCCGAGGCGATGGGCCAGGCCGGCTTCGACGGCGGCGACGCCGACCCGCAGGCCGCCGTGGTCGCCCATGGCCGGGACGTCGGCGGGGTCCACTTTGAGGTTGCGGGCCACTTTGGCGACGAACACCTCGGCCAGCGCGTCGATGCTCTTGGCGATTTCGGCGCGCCCCTGTTCGGTCTCGATGTCGGGACGCTTGTTCGGGGCGTTGTTGCTGACGATGGTGTAGCGTTTCTGCCCGGACTCGGCCTGGCGCACGGCCACCTCCACCACCACGCCGATGGAGCCGAGCAACGCGGTGTCGTCGACCACCACCTCGCCGGCGGCGCTGGCGATCCAGTAGGCGGCGCTGGCCCCGGTCCCGCCGACGTAGGCCTTGATCGGCTTGCGGCTGCGAGCGGCATGGATCATGTCGGCCAGCTCGTTGATGCCGGTCGCCTCGCCGCCGGGGCTGTCGACGTTGAGGACGATGGACCGGACCTTGGGATCGTCGAGCGCGGCCTGCAGGTCGGTGGCCAGCTCCTGGGTGCTGGTCGCCCCGCTGATGCGGGTGAAGAGGTTGGCGTAGCGCATGATCGGCCCGGTGACCGGGATCACCGCCACGCCGTCGCGCACCGTGACGGCGCGGGTGTTATCCAGCGGCTTGCCGAGCCGGGCCTCCAGCGCCTCGGGGTCGCCCTGGCGGTCGGCGATGGCCATCAGATTGTCGAGGGCGTCGGGCAGCATCAGCCAGGGCCGGGATGCGGCCAGCTCGAAGGCACGGGGCATAGTCGTTACTCGTTGGGTTGCGGAGAATCCGGCACCGGGGCCGGAGCGGGATCGCTGCTGCCCGGCGGGCTGTAGAGACCGGCGGCGCGGCGCTGCTCGACCTCGCGAAGACGCTGGCGATAGACCTGCTGCCAGGGCTCGCCGGTCATGGCGGCGGTTTCCAGCGTTTCGTTGCTGACGCCGATCTCGATGCGCTTGCCGGCGGCATTGGCTTCTTTCAGTTCGGCGATGGCGCCGCGCGCCGGGCCGATCCAGATGGCCTGGCAGTACGCCTTGCGCCGGGCCGGGTCGGCATAGCCGGGCAGATGGATCAGGCCCCGGGCGACGGCCTCGTCGATGATCAGTTCGCGGCTGGGCTGGCAGAAGTCGCAGGTCAGCCACCAGCGGCGCAGACTGTAGAAGCGCCAGGCCTGCAGCATCGCGGCCCGGGCGGCGCTGTAGCTGCTGTTGTACTGCAGCAGCAGCTCGTCCGCCGGCAGCTCCAGCGCGGCGCCGATTTCCTTGACCACCGCCATGAAGAACGGATCGAACTGGGCGTTGGGCCGCGCCGGGTTGGCGATCACCGGCTCCTCGCCGCGCCCCAGATCGACCACGGCGCCCTCCCCCAGCTGCAGGTCGCCGGGCTCGGCGGCGAGGTCGGTGTGCTCGTCGCCCAGCGCCGCCAGCGGCAGGTTGCCGGTGTCGAAGTCGCTGTTCTTCTTGATGAACACGGTGAACATGGCCGAGATGACGGCGGCCATCAGTTCGGCGCTGCTGTAACGCTCCAGCTTCTGCAGCGGTTCCAGGACCGGCGACAGGTAGGGCGCGCCGCGCTTCTGCCCGGGGCGCTCCTTATCGGCCATGACGTGCAGCACCCGGCGCCGGCCGGTATTGGCGCCGAAGGCCGGCAGGCGCTGCCAGGTCAGCGGCGTGCGGCGGTTGAGCTCGTTGGCGTAGCCCGTGCAGACGTGATAGGCCACCGGGGCGCCGAGGGCATCGAACTCGACGCCGTCGACCAGCCGCTCGCTATCCAGCATGCCGCCCGGATTACTGACCCGGTCGGTTTCGATCAGCTGCAGGCGGGTGCTGTAGAGGCAGCCCTCCCGCTCGGCATCCGGCGTGGCCACGAACACGTCGCCACCGACCAGGGCCGAGACCAGCACCAGGGCCTGGAGCTGGTAGTGGTTGAGGCTGGCCTCGGCATCGCACTCGCGCGGGTCGTCGGCATACAGGGACCAGAGGCGATCCAGCTCGGCGTTGAGGCGCTCGGCTTCCAGAGCATCGAGGCCGAGGGCTTCATGGTCGACCTGGGCGCGGCAGACCAGCCCGGTGCCGACCACGTTGGTACGCAGGCGCATGATGGCGGCGCGGGCCACCAGGTGGTTGCGCATGGCATCCCGCGAGCGGGCGACCAGCATGCTGCGCTCGCCGCTGTTGAGATCGCGGCGCGGGCTGCCGAGCCCGGGAATCCAGCTGGCCATGCTGCGCAGGACACGGGAAGCCCCTCGCCAGCGGGTCTCCACCCCACCGCCACCGCCCTGAGCGGCTGGCTTCGGCACGTCGGCAGCAGCCTTGGCCAGACGGATGGCCTCGCGCATGAGCAGCTCTTCAGGCGATTTGCGGAACAGGCCCATGGTCAGATCTTCATATAGCTGATGCGGTTGCGGGCGCCGTACTTGGCGGCGGACTCTTCGGCCGCGGCGGCCTGGGCGTACTGCGCTTCGAGGGCGCGCAGGGACTCCAGATCGGCGCGGCGCAATTCGCGGCCGTCCTTGCGGACGCTCTGGCCCTTCGTGAGGATGTCCTGGATCGCCGCCCGGACATCGGCCAGACGCTGTTGTGCTTCGGTCATGCGGAACCTCAGTAGGTGGCGCGGCTGCGGGTACCCCGGCCACGCACGGCGCGCTTGGGTAGCGGGGCAACGGGGTGTTCTGCCGTGGCGAACAGGGTGGGCTGCAGGAGCTGCTGCTCGATCTGATCCCACTCGTGATCCTTGAGCAGGTGGGTTTTCAGGCTGCGGGCGGCATGCAGGGCATACACCTCGCAGTCGAGCGCTTCGTTCCGGCGACCGGACTTCTTCTGCCAGACCATCTTGCTGGGGTTGCGCGGGTGCGGTGCCAGCACTTCGTTGGTCAGCTGCTCGTAGTAGTCGGCGCGGATCTCCTGATACCAGTGCATGCGCCCGGGGCCGCGGCCCTTGAGGCGCAGTCGGGTGTCGATCAGGGTCTTGGCCTTGTGGGTGCCGACCATGTGGACGCGCAGGCCGTACTTGGAGGCCTTGGTGTTGTCCTGGCTGGTGTCGGCGGACTGCGGCGGCTTGGTGAAGATTTCCCGGTCGCGGTTGTCGATCGACGCGCCCTTGATCGCCATGATGTTGTAGCGCTGGCGGTTGCGGACGTAGGTGTAGACGGCGTGGTTGGTGTTGCCGTCGGAGCTGTCGATGCTCGCCGCCGAGATGGCCAGCTGACCGCCGGTGACGGTGGGGATCGGCTGGGAGAGGAGCTTGTCCAGCTCGCTCCAGACCGGGTCGTTGACATCCACCGGGTTGCCGGGCAGCTCGCCCCAGTACAGCCGCCAAGACTCCTCGCCACGGCCCCAGCCGGTGATGATCACTGCCAGGCGATCGCCCTGCACATCGATACCCGCGGTGATCAGCAACACGCCATGGGGCGCCGTCAGCTCGGGGTAGTCCTCGGCACGGGCCGCCAGTTCGTCGGTCTTCGGCGCATCACTCTTGTACTCGTAGGATTCGCCCTTCGAGCTGTTGACGAAGGCGATCAGCGGGCCGACGTTGCCGAGGCTGGCGGCGTTCTCGGCCTGCAGCAGCTTCTCCATCAGCACCTGGAAGCGCGAGCCCCAGAAGGTGGCATACAGCTCGTTGAGCTGGTAGCCGGCCACGCCGCGGAACTCGGCGGTGGCCTGCCAGCGGCCGTGCTTGAGGTTCTGGTTCTTCTGGTTGTCGTTCCATACCGAGCCGCAATGCGGGCAGACGTAATAGGCCGTCTCCGGGCGCTTATGGCCGTAAACCGGGTGGCTGTATTCCGGGTCCTCGTCGCAATGCAGGTTGTCGAACGACAGCGCATGTTCCTGGCCGCAGTCGTGGCAGGGCACCAAGCCGACGCGCTTGTCGGAGATATCCATCTCGGCATCGATGGCCGAGAGCCCCTTGATGGTCGGGGTGCCACCGATGATGATCTTGGGCCGGCGGAAGGTCTTCAGGCGCTCCTTGGCCAGCTTGATGCTATCGCCCTGCCCACGCAGGTTGAGGTTGCAGTCGTCCGGCTCTTCCACCGCGACCCGCGGGACCGGCGTGGACTTCACGCTGGCCGGGCTGTTGGAACCGACCATCTTGAGGAAGCCGCCGGGGAATTTCTTGAAGTCCTGCCGCTGCTGCAGCTTTCGGCTGCGCAGGTCGATCTTCTTGGCCAGCCGGGGCGTGGCCTCGATCATCGGTTCGAGCTTCTCGGCGACGTACTGCTTGACCGCCTCGGCCTTGGGGAACAGGACCAGGATCGGCGAGGGGTCGATGTCGATCCACTTGCCGAGGGCGTTACCGAGCACGCCGGAGGTCCAGGCCACCTGGGCGGACTTGCGACAGACGATCTCGGTCACCTCCGGGTCGTCCAGCGCTTCGAGCGGGCCGCCCGGCCAGGTGAGGTGCGGGGTGATGGCGAAGCTGTACTTGCCGGGGCGGGCCGCTTCCACCGGCGACAGCCAGCGGTACTTGTCGGCCCACTGGACGATGGTCATGCGCGGCGGCGGCGCCCAGCGGCGGGCCAGCCGGCCCAGCGAATCAGTCGAAGTCGTCGTCAGCTTCCGGCGTATCGCCCGGACCGCCAGGATCGCCGTCTTCCGAGATGAATTCTCCAGGGTCATATTCGGACAACTTCCTCAGAATCGCCTCGATAGGCTCGCGGATCAGCTGGTCGTCGATCTCCACGCCGTAGCGCGCCGACAGCTCGCTGGCCAGGTTGTCCGGCAGCGTGTTGAGAAACTCCACCTTGGCCGCGGTGATCATCGCCTCGAAGCCCTGGATCAGCTCCTCGGCCACCACCAGTTCGCCCAGCTCGCGGGCCAGCGCCAGCTCCTCGCGGTCGGCCTTGATGCGGTCGAGGCGGTCGCGGGCGGTTTCCTTCTCGCCACGCTGCTGGGCTACCTGCACCAGCCACTCGATCACTGCCCCCGTGTCGTACTCGTTCTCGTTGCCGCGCCCGAGGCCGACCTCGAGCACCGGCATGCCGTTGTTCTGCCAGCGGGAGATGGTGCGCTCGTCGCGGCAGACGATCTCGCATAGTTGGGCTTTGGTCACTCGCATAGTCAGCACCTTGGAAAGACGGACATCCCTGAGCAAATTTCAGCTAGAGAGAAAACGGGCCTCGAATTACCCGTGTAGGGAGGGGGCCCTGGGGAGGACCCGCGAACCCAGGTCGGCGCAACTAGCCACGCCCGGGGCGGCTTCCGCTCAGCGCCTGCTCC